CAAAATCAAACAAGACTAATTCGGTAAATGAGCCGACTTGGAAACAACATTTAAATAACTTTCAAAATTTCATTAAATAATGGCAACACCAACAATTTCACCAAACACTTATGCTGGTAAGGATTTAGAAGGCATAATAGCGCAGTCGGTACTACGAGGTAGAACGATTGAAAACGGATTGATTTCTGTACACACAGACATCGACTCAAGAGCGGTAGTTAAAACTATGGCTAACACAATTACAGTTCAAGATTCTGTAGCTGCTTTCAATAGCGCAGGGTCTATGACTTTGGGCGAGAAATACCTTGACCCTAAAAAATTTATGGAAGCAGTTGAATTTGATTACCAATCATTAAATGGTACTTGGTATGCAAGTCAGCAGCCAAGAGGTCGTGGTGGCGATTTCGTTCCTCCAGCAACTATCGAAGAAGCTTTGATTGAGCAACAAGCGCTTATCCGTTCAAAGTTCATCGACGCTTCTATTTGGAGAGGTAGTGTTGCTGCTGGTCAATTATCTAAAATCACAGTTTCTGCTTCTTCTAACGTAGTGACTGGTCTTATTCCTTTAATGGAAGCTGGTAGCGATGTAAGCAAATTGGATTCTGATAAAGTTGCGGTAACGGCTTTCACTAAAGCATCTCCAGCAGTTTTAACAGTAGCTTCTACATCTAACTTGCAGACTGGCGATGTAGTTACTTTCTCTTCAATGGTAGGCTCTTCTGGAACTGATTGGAGTGATTTAGATGGTGCTTCTTATGCTATCACAGTATTGAGCGCAACTACTTTCTCTATCGCTTTAGATACAAGCGGATTTACTGGAACTTTCACAAGTGGTAACATCAACTACATCAACGCTTCTAACGCTTTAGCAGTATTAACAAGCGTATACAACGGATTGAGCGAGTCAGTAGAAGATGACCCAGATTTCTATATCTTCGGTAACAAAGGTTTAGGCAAAGCTTATTCTTTGGCTCAAGCAGCAGCAGCAAATGGTGCAGGGTCTTACTACATCGGTGCTAAAGAATTGGATTTCTTGGGTAACAGATTGGCTATTTTGCCTTTCGTATCTGCAAACACAATCGTAGCAGCTAACGTATCTAACCTACACTTTGGAACTGCTTTAGATGCAGAGTGGAATAACGTATCTATCTTACCTCAGTACGAAGTGACTGGAGACAGAACAGTGCGTTACAGATGTGACTATGCTTTTGATGTTAACTACACCAACGGCGAGGACATCGTTTTATTCCGATAGTATTAAATTTATAAAGGGGGTGTTTATTCATCCCCTTTTAACAACAAAAAAAATAATTATAAAATGGCAGCAAATTTAAGTTTAGCAGCAGTAGCAGGGTCAAACTGCCCAAGAACGGCGGGAGTCAAAGAACTCTATACCATTCCAGTTGCAGATATTACAAGCATCACATTAGGAAGTGACCACGACATTACAGACATCGTGTTCGCTTCGGCTGGTGTTGGTTTTGGTAAAATCAATTTCAAGCGTGGAGAATGTGAAGTAACTGAAGCAATGGAAAGAAGTAACCAAGTAGAGGTAAACTTTGCAGTAGCTAACCCAACAAGCACTCAACGTAAAGAATTACAAGCAATTAAAGACTCTTGTGAGCAGTATATGGTAGCACGTTTGTACGATGGCGACAGACTTTTGTTCATTGGTTACGATGAGGAGTTCGCAGATGAGGCATTCGCAGCGTTTATGAGTGCAGAGTCTACAAGTGGTAGAGCAAAAGCAGACGATAACCTATTCTCATTCACTATGATGGCAGAGCAAGGCGAGTTCTTACGAGTATTGAGTGGTATTAGCGGAGCAACTGTTCCAGCTACAACTGTTCCAGCAATCGTAGCAGAATTAGTAGCAGCAACATCTGTATAATATGTGGGTTTTTAAGAAGAAGTATAAAGGGCAAAAAATTGGTGTCAAGGGTTTTGGTATCCTTGACACTAACACCCTTTCAGCGGAGTTAATTTACAAGTATAGCTTATTGCCACAATTTACCAAACTGATAAGATTTATCGAACGTGCAGAAGAAAATAAAAAACCATCCAAGAAAAAGTCAGCAAAGCAGCTTCCAGGTAACGAATAACGTAATTCAGTTACCAGACTACACAGATAAGCAGAAGATAGTTACCAAACAAGGATTAAGAATTGTTAGCACAGTTGATAACAATCTATTTCCTCAAAAGGTATCTAAATTAGCTAAAGAAAGTAGCACTTTGAAAGCGGTAATTAACTCGTTTTCCGAGTATGTTAGCTATGGTGCTTTACTAACTGAAAATATGCAGTTAGAGCGAAAGTTAACAAAGGACTTAAACAAATACTATAACTGGTTTGAGTTGTCTAAACGAGTAGCTAAAGACCGCAGAACGTATGGCTATGGATTTATAGAGGCAATCCGTAAAGGTAGCGAGGTATTTGTATACCATTTAGATGCTTCGCAAGTGCGATTTATGGAGTATTTTGGGGAAAAACCCGAAGCAGTAGCAATTAGCAAAGACTGGAACGATACAAGAATACGCCCAATAGAGCGTACATTATACCCTAACTACGATGAAGATGGGCGCACAATTATTCCAATAATGGAATATGAGAGCGGAATGATAGATTATCCTTTGCCTATGTGGAGTGGTGCGTTTTTCGATGCTCAAGTAGAAAGTCTTATAGGGCAATACAACGCTAATCAGTTCGAGAATGGAGTAACTTTGTCCAGTATTTTGATGTTTGACTTTGGAGATACTACCGATGCGAATGGAGATGCTGAGAAAGGTTTAGCACGACAGAAACAAAAGTTAGAAAGTCAACTCAAAGGAACGAGTCAAGGCAGAAGCGGTAAGAGTTTAATTGTACCGAAGAGCGGAGATGTTGAAGCACCCGAATACATCACCTACCCAATGCAAAAAGAGGGCAGCTTTATTGAGTTGCAGAAGTTGGTAGAGAACAACATCGTAAAAGCGTGTAGCTGGTTTAGAAGTTTAGCAGGTTTAGAGAGTGCTGGAACTTTAGGCAACAATCAGCAACTGCGTAACGAGTGGGAGTTAGCCGAGAGATTGATTAGAAACGAGCAGGACATCATTATGGAAGCCTTGCAAAAAGCGTTTAAAGGCACTGCATACGAGGGAGAGGTGAGTTTTAACAATCAATCGCCGATGAACGTGGTTAATGACTTGGCAGCTATTACTGTGCTATTAGAAAAAAAGGATATAATCGGAAAAGCAGCAGTTTATGAGTTGCTAATGATGATGGGAATGGATGACGAACAAGCTAAAACAATAGTGGGAAATGATAGCGAGTAAAGCAGAAATAAAAGCGTTAGCATTCAGTAATACGTTTGATATGAATGCAGTAAAGGATAACCTTATCCAATTAGTGGAATGGGAACAAGTATTATCTTTATTTGGTGCTGATTTTTACGATGATGTGGTGGCTAATCCAGCAAGTTATACAACGCTTATAGACACTTATTTAAAGCCTTATATCGCATACAATGTAAAAGCATACTTGAGTAAAGCCAATCACATTAAGACTGGAAATAAAGGCGCACAAACTGCACAAGGTAGTAACGAGCAAATCGCTAATGTGGAATTTGCCAAGCGAGAAGCTATGAATATGGCTACCAAATATAAACGGCAAATGATTACTTACTTGGATAACACCAAGCCGACACTATGGAAAGGAGAGCCAAAGGATGACCAAATAATTAACAAGATAATTATAATTTAATGGATAGCATTTACGTTACGAATTACTTTACTAATGGAATAGAAAGTAGCTTTATTTTGGCTGCTTTCTTTTTTCTTTTGTTAGCGTTTGTGACCAGTAAGTGGTTTCAGTTTACCATTCGAGATATAGAATCGGAACGTACACCATTAGAAGTATCTTGGGAGTTTTGGTGGCTAGACAATTACAATTCCGTTATATCTTTTTTCTTAATGTGTTTCCCTATTATCGTATTTACCGAAGATTTAGTGCATTGGCTTGGGTTAAACTTTTTACCCGATTCGATGAAGACCGAGAATCCAATGTATATCTATTACATATTCGGTTTGTCTTTTGGATGGGTGCTGGAAATGATATTGAAGAAAGCAAAATTAATTAGAAACGCACAAAAATAGAGAGATGGATAAAGTAATAATAGGTGCTATATTATTAATACAATCACTACAAACGGAAAGTTTTAAGAATAAGATAATTGATGTCTGCTTGACTATATCAACTGGTATGGGTGTTTATTTTACTTTGCCTTTTCAAATATCTACTAACTTTTATGCTCAAGAGATTTTTAGAAGCATCACGAGTATTTTTACGGCTGTTGTGATACTTGTGGCATCGCTATTTATTCGTAGATGGTGGAGTAAACGATTTAAATGAGATTAATCAAGCGCATCTTTATTCATTGTTCTGCTGGGTTTGGCGATGTAGAAAGCATCAAGCGACATTGGAAGTCTATTGGCTGGAAGTCTGTCGGCTATCATCGTATAATCGCTGAAGATGGCGAAGTATTCCAGTTAGCACCATACGAGCAAATGACTAACGGAGTTAAAGGATATAATAGCACAAGCATACATATCTGCTACATTGGTGGAGTAGATAGGGCAAACGTACACAAGGCAAAAGATAGTCGCACAAAAGCGCAGAAACAAGGCTTAATTTGCGAAATAGAGAATGCCTTGCTATATCTTAAACAATTTCAAAGCATAGATAATGTTCAAATATTAGGGCATAGGGATATATCGCCAGATAAAAACCTAAACGGCAAAATTGATAGCTGGGAAAGGATAAAAGAATGTCCAAGTTTCGATGCCATACCAGAGTATGCATACTTGATAGATAAGCACAAATAACAATAAATACAATTATATCTTATTATTTGTATATTTAAACAATGAAACTTGCAGAATTGAAGGAAAAGATATACGAATTAAATTTAAAGGAATTCGATGGTATGCATTTAGGTAGTGGCACTATTTTAGATGCTCAAAAGTTTGTGCAAAACCATATTACATTTTTAGAATCTAATCCTAACAACAGCACCTTTCTACTTTATTACAATAGGCTGTTTGAATTTTACAACAAAACACAAAACAATGAAATGTAACGAAGCATTAAACATTTATCCAAGACAACAGAACGAAAGCAACAATAAGTGGTTTAAGCGAGTTGCCCAACTTACTGGACT